TCACCGCCGGTCCTCGCGCATTTCCTCGAGGCGGTCCTCGATGCGCCGCAGCTGCTCCGACAGGCGCTGGTCCACGTCCCGTATGACCGAGAGCGGCACATAGGTCCGCGCGACCTCCAGCTTGAAGCCCGCGAGATCCTCCCGCGTGCGCTCCAGCCCGCCGGCGACGCGCAGATCCCCATGCTCCACGCGCTTGTCGAAGTCGCGCCGGAAGGCATGCAGCATCCAGAACAGGGCGGCGATGACCGGCGCCTCCAGGGCGTCCAGCCACCCCGCCAGGTCGGCGGGAAAGGGTTCCATCTCGCAATCTCCTCTGGCGGTGACGCACCGGCCGCCGCATATCCGCGCCGCCGGACGAAGGACCCGAACCCCATGTGGAACGAGCCGTACCTGGAAACCTGCTGCCGCTCGGCCCTGCACCGGCTGACGCTGGTGGGCCCGCACGGCCGACCCACCGGCCTCGCCGATCAACCCTGCCTGGAGCGCCTGACGAGCATGGGCCTGGCCACGCCACGCCCCGACGGCCGCTACGCCATCACCGAGGCCGGCCGCAGCCGCCACGCGAGCGAAGTGCTGCGGAAGGCGGGGTAGGGCAGGTCGCGCTGGTTCGTTGGGGGAGGCGCTGCCTCCCCCAAACCCCTTCCGCCGGGGACTTTAGGTCCCCGGGCCCCTGATGACTTTTGGGATTTCGGGAGGGGGCATCGCGGGCGCGACTGTGATGCGACGCATTCGTTGCCCCCTCCCGAAATCCCAATGAAGTGACCGGAGGTCCAGGAACCTGAGGTTCCTGGCGGGGAGGGTTTGGGAGGGGCAGCGCCCCTCCCAGCGGACCAAGCGCCACCTCACCCACCTCGCCACCCCGCAGCCCCTCGCACCGCGGGCGGCAGCGTCGGCAGCCGCGTGGGTTCCGCGAGGATGAGGCCTGCGGCCGCGTCCAGCGCGTCGTCGCGCGCCGAGGGGTTGTCCGGGCGCCACTCGCGCATCTCGCGGGGGAAGTGGCCGCGCAGGACGGTGTCGTGCGCGTGCAGGCGCCGGGCTGCGAGCAGCGGGTCGAAGGCCGCGAGGATGCGTTCCGCCTTGGGCCGTCGGTTGCTGTGTTCGGCCACGGCGCAGGGCACGCTACCGCGCGCCAGCGCCTGGCGCAGCAGCCCCGGCAGGAAGCGGCCGAGGCCGTTGGTTTCCACGCGGATGACGGGCAGGTGCAGCTCCCGTGCGATGGCCGCGACGGCGTCGCATTGCTGCGTGGCGGGGTCGTCCGCGGCGTTGGCGCGATGGGTGATCCAGGCGACGCGGTGGAGGTGGTGGTTCCCCTCGCGGTCCTGGAACCCGGCGGCGAGCACGCTGCCGTCGCCGGCGTCGGGCCGGCCGAAGGAGGGATCCCAGAATCCGCCACCCGAGACCATGCGCCGCCCCAGCAGCCAGAGCTGCTGCTGCCCGTTGCCTTCGCGCAGCTCCGGCTCCTCGCCATAGGCGATGAGCGCGGCGGGATCGAGCCGCATCGCCTCCGCGGCGATGGGCTCGAGCTGCATCTGCCGAGCGAAGTGCAGCGGCCCCGCGCGGGTGCGGAGCGCGGCGATGGCGGCGGCGTCGAAGCGCTCCGGCCAGGCGGAGCGCCCTTCGGCGTCGAGCAGCGGGATCTCGAGCCGCCGGTAGCCCGAGAGGAAGGCGTCGCCGGCGCGGTAGAGGCTTTCCTCCGTGTGCGGCGTGCCGACATAGAGGATGACGCCGTCCGGCGTCAGGATGAACTCGGTCTCCGCCAGCCGCTCACGCAATTCCTCGCGCTTGAGGGGGGAATCGCTGTTGGCCGCCACCTCCACGTCGTCGCAGACGATCAGGTCCGCGCGCGCCCCCGTGATGTTGCCGCCGAGCCCCTGCGCCAGCATGGAGGGGTCGCGCAGCGCGCCGTCGCGCCGGACGGTGAAGCGGTCGCTCGCCCAGGCATCGGCGCCGTCCGGCAGGAGATGCGCGCAGAAGGGGTGGCGCTCGATGATGCGGCGCGTGTGCCTCACCATGCGCGCGGCGAGCGAGGACTCCGCCGCCAGCACCAGGATGCGCGCATCGGGGTCGCGGTGCAGCGTCCAGGCACAGAACAGCCCGACCATGGTGGACTTGCCGCAGCCGCGGAAGGCCATCAGCAGCAGGCGGCGGTCGCCCAGGTCGCTCCGGGCCTGCAGCCAGCGTGCGATGCGGCGGTGGACGCCGGGCATCCGCTGGTTCTGGAGGTGGGTCCAGATCCAGCAGAACTCCGGCAGATCAATCGGCGGCGGTCCCGGCATCGGTGTCGAGGTCCTTCCGGGCCTGGTCGAAGAGGTGGAGCTTCTCGTCCATGCGGCGATGCGCCTCCTCCTCGCCGTTGTCGGCGAGCTTGAGCAGCGCCTCGATATGGGCGAGGGCGGCCTTTCCCGCGTTCTGCCGCGCGGCGAAGGCCTTGGCCGTTTCCTCGTCGCCGCGCGCGAGGAAGGAGAGGTAGTCGTCCGCCACCTCCTCGGCGATGCGCAGCAGCTTCTCGTCGAAGCCCTTGGGGCGCCGGCGCTTGGCGTGAACGGCCCGGTTCAGACCTCCGGGCTCCGCCCTTCGGTCATCGGACCGACTCACGACTTCACGACCCGCACGCGCACCGTGCCGGGGTTGAGGTCCACCACGCCGCCGCTGCGGTTCCACATCGTCACCGTCACCGTGTCCTGCGCGCCGATCTGCGCGAGGAACACGATGCCGGAGGTCGAGAGGCTGAACGCCGCCTGGCAGTAGTCGCCCGGCCGCGCGCCCGGCACATTGACGTTGAGCTGCGCCGAGGCCCCGGCCGCGATGGCCGGCGGGTCGTAGCCCGAGACCTCGGCCCGCAACTCCCGCGAGCCATGCGGCAGGCCCGGCAGCCCCCACAGCACCTGCGGCGACTGCGCGGGGTCGCAAAGCAGCCGCATCGCCCGCACCTCGTAGTCGCGGGAGATGCGCGCGACGCCGATGATGGCGTAGGCGACCGACGGTTCGAGCCGCACGACCTGCAGCCGCGTCAGGGAGCCGTCCGTCATGTCGGCCGAGCCCTGCCACCAGCGCGCCGGCGCGTTCCACTGCAGCGACATGCCGGAGGCGCGGACGGTCTGCCCCGCCGCGTCCGTCATCAGGTCCATGTTCGCGTCGAAGCACTGCACGATCAGCCGCGGGTCGTCGGCGTCGAGCGCCAGCGCGAACTCCCGGCACTTCCGCGCATCCACCACGAAGCCTAGACCGCGGCCGCCCGGCAGCGTCACGCCGCGATCGGTCAGCACGTAGTCCTCGAGCCCCGCGAAGGCGAAGTCCGCGAGCTTCACGGGCGTCCCCGACACGTTGGTGGACAGGCAGGCCAGCCGGTCGAAAGCCGTCTGCGTCGCGTTCCACCGGAATGCCGCGGAGCGGAGCGAGGGCACGGACACCAGCTCCCGCGTGCATTCCCGATGCGCCGCCGCCTGGTGCAGCGCGCGCACCACGGCGCCCACGCGCGTCGCGGTGGCGGTGTAGTCCACGGAGACGTCGTAGCCCTGGCTGGCCCAGGCGACCTCGTACACATGGTCCTGTGCGGCGCCGGTGTGGCGGGCCACGAAGGGCGAGCAACCCTCCATCCGCAGCCCGTAGGCGATCACCGCACGGCTGCTCACCTCCGAGAGGAAGGGGATGCCGGAAATCGGGCGGTTGCGCGCCTGCAGCTCGAAGGCTGGCCCGAAGAAGACGTGGCGGTTGTGCGCGATGTAGGCACCGGGGGCGGCGGAGAAGCGCACGCCAAACCGATCCAGCGTGGTGTGCAGGCTGGAGGCGATGGCGAAGTGGCCGCCATAATACCGCATGCTGGTGTTCCAGCCGGACGCCGCCAGCGTCCGGATGTCGAGGCCGATCTTGTTGTTCACGATGCGCCCAAGGTGGAGGTTGCTGTCCTCCATCCCACGCTCCTCGCCCAGGGTGCGCACGCCGATGGTGAAGCCCTCGACCTGGCGGATCTCGACGAGGCTGCTGTCGAGGTTGCGCAGAACGATGCCGATATCCGCCTCGTTCAGCCAATCCGATTGCGTCGCGCGCAGCACGCGCAGTCCCCAGTACATCTTGCAGGCATTGCGCACCGCAGCGCCGCTGCCGATGGTCAGCGCCGCCTGGCCCGCCGGCCCGGCATAGGAGATGGCGCCGAACATCGTCAGCCCCGCCGCCCCGCCGCCGAGGCTGAGTGGCATCGTCGTCCGGAACGTGCCCTCGCCGATCACCAGGTGCTTGCCCGAAGCCGCCGCCGCGCTCATCGCCGCCTGCAGCGCCGCGCCATCATCCGCCACGCCATCGCCCCGCGCGCCGAAGTCGCGCGCCGACAGCGTCTCGCCCAGCTTGTCCTCGACGCTGCGCGGCACCGTCCCAGGGAAGGCACCCGCCACCAGCCCCGTGCGCGGAAACACGGTCGCGTTGCCGAGGCTGTCGAAGCCCAGCACCCGGTCCGCCCGCGCCGCCCGCGGCGGCAGCAGCGTGCCGCCCGGCACCTCCGACGCATCGAGGCGCAGCGCCCCCTGCAGCCCGTCCCGAAGCTCCTGCAACGCGGCCACCTGGTAGTCGAGGTCGTCGTTCAGCACCTGCGCGCGCAGCACGCCGTTCGGCTGGAAGTCGCTGGTCCGCTGCACCGCAAGTCGCCGCAGCAGCGCCACGCGCGCGCCCGGCACCGGCGGCACGGCGAAGCGCAGCGTGCCGCCCTCCGACCGCCCGGCGCCCTCCACCACGAAGCCGCCGCCCAGGATCCCGCCATCCACCCGGACCTCGAGGTCGCGCGGGGCGAAGATCGGGAAGGGAAAGGTGAAGGCGGTCTGCACGCCATCGGCCACGTAGTGCACGCGCGGCGCGATGTCGCCGATGCGGATGTGCTCGGACATTCGGGGGTGCTCCGGAGATTGTTGGGTTGCGCCACCAGGGGGCTCCGCCCCCTGGACCCCCGCCGGGGACTTTTGGTCCCCGGACCCCTTTGCCGTGGGCGTTTATGGGGTTGGCGGGAGGGGCAGGGAGCGACTGTGATCGAAGGCGCGCGAGTGACGCCCCTCCCGCCAACCCCATCAGACTCATGGCAGGGGTCTGGGGAGACCCAGTCTCCCCAGCGGGGGGGGGGGGGGGGGGGGGCCCCCCCCGATGCGCTACTCCAGCAAGTTCCGCAGCGCCCCCCCGAAGGTCGGCACCGCGCGCACGAAGGCGGTCAGCGACGCGTCGGGGTTCAGCAGCGACGGCCGGCCGGCCGCCAGCCGCGCGCGGAACAGCGCGTCGCTGTCGGACTGCGCGGCCGCGGCATCGGCGCGCAGCCCGCTCGTCACCGCGGCGGCGCTGCCGTCGTCGGGCGAGAGCCCGCCGGCCGCCAGGCGCGCGCGGGCCGCGGCGATGGTGCGCGCCACCTGCTCGCCGCGGGCGCGGGCCTCGGCCTGCTGCTGGAGGGAGAGTTGCTGCTGCCGGTTCTGTTCCTGCTGGCGCGCCATGTCGGCCTGGGCGCGCTGCATCTCGGCGGCACGGCGCGATTGCTCCGCCTGGCCGTAGATGGAGGCGCCGGCGCCGACGAGGGTGGCGATGGAGGTCAGGGCGGCCATCAGTCGGTCATCCTCGTCTCGGTGGTGGCGGAGAGCAGGGTCAGCGGCAGCGGCGTGTCGCCGTCGATGCGCCAGAGCGGCTGCATCGCCTGCCGCCGCCAGCCGAGGCCCGCGAGGCGCACATCGCCCGTGAAGCGCGGCGGCGCGGCATCGAGCATGGGCGTGTCGAGCCGCCGGAACGGAACCGGCTTCGCCCCGCGCCCGAGATCGGCGGAGAGCGAAGCCGTCTCGAGCAGCCGGAAGGTGACCGACACCAGCCGGATCGGCGCCGCCCGCGTCGTGAAGCCGGCGCTGAGCTCCGGCGGCAGCGGCTCGATGGCGTGGGCGTAGGGGAGCCCGATCTGCACAGCGTTCGCCGCCGGCGAGATGGTCGCGGCGCCGAGCGTGACGGTCGCCGCTTCGCGCGGCGCGCCATCCGCCAGCACACCGACGGTGAGGCCTTCAAGATGCTCGAGGCCGGTCCACCGCGTCTGCGCGGCGGCGTTGGAACCCGTCAGCGCGGCGTCGAGCGACAGGTCGGGGTCCAGCCGCTCCAGCCTCAGCGTCGTGCCGCGCTGCACCGCGCAGAAGACGCGGCCGTCGAGTTCGGCGACGGCGCGGAAGGCGCCTTCCGTCTCCTGCCGGGTCCAGGCCGTCACCTGTTCGGCGCGGTAGAGCGTCACGGTGGCCATGCCGCCATCCGCCATGACCACATGCAGCAGCCGCCGCGTCTGGTCATAGGCCATGGAGACGGGGTCGCGGATCAGGTGCCCCGCCAGCATGCCGAGGTCGTTCGCCTGGTAGGCCTGCGCGACGTCGGTGTAGGCGAATTCGTGCAGCGCCCGCCCGCTGCGCGCGGCGAAGATGGTGGATCCATCCACATCAACCGGCGCGATCATCCGCGCCGGCGAGGACCCGATGCGCGTCTGTCGCGTGAGCTGGATGGAGGAGGGCGTCAGCGGATCGCCAGACACCATCCACTCGCCGCCCGTGGTGAAGACCTGCAGGTGCCGCCCCGAGAACACGCCCCGGATCGCGTTGACCTGGTCGGAGACGAGCCCGAACTCGATCCCCTCGTCGTCCAGGCCCTTGCCGCGCTCGAAGTCGAACAGCATCCCCGAACGCGAGAGCCACAGGCGGTTCGGCAGGTCGCGAGAGCCGCCCAGCACCAGCCGGTCCTGGTGGAAGCAGGCGGAGACAGGCCAGCCCCGCACCGGGGAGAAGGCCGCTTCCTCCCAATCGGTCGTCGCGGCCGCGTTGGGTAGGGGGCCGTCGAGCGCCATCGTCGCCTGGGTAGGCGAGGCGATCGCCGTCACCCGCCCCGTCGTCCCGCGCAGCCGGAAACGCGTGTTCAGGTGCCCCGCTGCAAACACCGGCGCCGAGGCCGTGAGCGTCACGCTTCCCTCGGTCGCGGAGGCCGCGACGGTCACGCCCTCCGCCCCGAAGCGATAGGTGGGGGCCGCGCGCCATGGCCAGGACCCGAGCGTCCAGCTCGTGTGGCTCGTGCGCGTCATCGCGCGCGGCTCCATCTCCGGATGGCAGAGCAGCAGCGTGTCGGCGCTCTGCGTGAACGCGAGCTGCGGCAGCATCGCCTCTGTCCAAGGTGCCGAGCCCTGCGCGACCAGCGCGTCGTCGAGAAACACGCGGAAGGCTTGGTGCGTGAGAGCCAACAGATAGGCCTGCTCGGTGTTGAACTCGAAGGCGATCAGCCGCGCGGGCCCCGGCAGCATCGCGATGTGTCGCAACCCCGGTCGCCGCGTGACGCCGCCCGTCGGCAAAATGAAGACGTTGCGCAGCTTCGCCGCGCCGTTGGCGTAGGCGCGCAGATCCTGTCGCGCCAGCAGCTCCGGCGAGAGCTCGCCGGCGGTGAAGCTGGTCTTGGCCTGGCGGGACATGCGCTCAGCCCCGCGCCTGGATCAGCGGGAAGCCTTGCAGGGCCGGCAGGGGGGCGGGCGGGCTGTGGGCGCGCCGCGCGGCGCGCAACTCCTGCTCGGCCTGGCCGAACAGCATCTGGGCGCGGGACGTGCTCTCCGTCAGCGGCACGCAGAACTCGGCCGCGAGCCGCGCGACGAGCGCCGCCGCGAAGAAGCCGGGAAAGGCGCTCTCGTCCGGCCGGAAGATGTAGGTCAGCGTCACCTGCGCGCTGTCCGCGTGCAGCCGGTCCTCCAGCAGGCGGTAGCGCAGCCCGCGCCCCTGGCCCGGCGCGCCGGCGGAGAGCGCGCGGAGGAAGCCCGCGGGAAGCTGGAAGGCATAAGCGAAATCCGCCACTGGCAGCGCATCCAGCCTCGGCAGTGTCGCCTGGCCCGTGGCGAAGCTCCAGGGATGCGCGGACAGCATCGCATCCCGCGCGCCGGGGTAGAGCCCGGCCGCCACCTCCGCCTCCGCCGTCCCTTCGTCGAGCGAGGCGATGGGCTGCGCGCCAAGCCGCAGCAACGCGCGCGAGCAGAGTTCGAGGGCGGTGAGCGCCAT